TTAGTTTATATTCTCTAAATATGCTTTACAAGCATAAAATATTGCTTCAATGTTTTCGTGTATAACGGGATAAGCTACATTATCATCATCTATAAAATCTTTTAAATGTTCCCAGTTAGTAGTTATGCTTTTATTTTTGTTCTCTATAACTAGCCATAAATCTTTATCGTCTTGTAGTATGTATCCTTTTTTTGAATCCATACTACTTCCCTTGGATATCATCTTTAGTTCTCCAAACATTTTTCTCAGCATCTAAGAATCCTATTCCCTGCTTTGTCTTTTCTCCTCTTAGCCCTTCTAGTATTCTACCTAGCCACTTGCTTTTTTCTCCCTCTCTTTTATATTCTTCTACCCAGAAGTCCACTCCTCCTTTGTCAGGTTGTCTCATAGCAAAACTCCAATATATACCTTCTACGATTGCTCTTATTTCTTTAGTCTCCATATCTTCTTCTTTAATTTGATAATTTAATGATAGCGGGTCAATAAAATTACTGAACTGATTTATATTAGTTGGCACTCCCTTAAATACATCCATATGTAAATGCCCACCCGTATTACTCACTCCTGTATTACCAGTATAACCTATAATTTGCCCTTTAGAGACCTTTGCATTGCTGAGTTTAGTAAAACTATCTAAATGCATATATCTCACAGATAAGCCCCTATTTGTGACTAATGCGACAGTATTGCCACCGTGTCTACCAGTTGATGATCTTGTTATACCGTCAGCAATAGCATACACTGGATTACCTATTGGCAATATATAATCTTGTCCTAAATGTCTTTGACCTGTTAAATCTCCAAATCCAGCTGGATATTTTTGTCCAAACTTAAAACCCAATTTATAATTATCTAGTAAAGGTGGGTGATAGGTATGATCTTGCCAATCTTGTAGTTTCATAATTATGTTTCTATATGCTTATATTCGGACTGATACTTATGTATAAACAGCTTCCTTTTAATTTTATAGTCAGATGTTTTGAATCCTTTTACATCTTCAACCACAATCCTATCTCCTTCACTATACATAAAATCTGATACATATTCAATAGCTTTTTCTTTCTTACCTGTGTCTATGTTTACAAACCCCTCCTGAAGCATAAAACGAGGCTGTAGAGACAAGTTTTGTATTGCACCACCTCTTTGTAGCAGTTTCAATTCTTCGTATCTCTTAGCCTCACTTTTAGAGTCAAAGGTTATTCCATCTACTTCTGTTTTTTTAGCTTTGTATTTTGAATAAAACATAGAGTGAAGTTATTTGTTATACTCTAACATATTTTACTCTAAATGTCTAGTTTAATTGCTGATAATACACTACAGAACCTGCAAGAGCAGTTACAGGAGAAGAAGCAACCTCAGAAGCAAATCTAGCTATAACAATACCATCAGCAGAAGGTGTTATCATACCTTCTATTGTAGCCCAGTTGTTTCCAGTTGTAGTTGAGCTAGCACTAGAAGCTGAAGGTACATCATAAGCTGTATTTTGTGGATTTCGTGTAGTAGTAGTTGAACTTAAAGAATATTCAGACATATAATTAAGTCTGCCAATAGTAGGACCGTCAATTGACCACCTAGAACCAGTAGTACCTGCAGAAGTAGCAGAATATTGAATTTGAAACTGAAACCAATATCTTTTATTAGCAATTACTGGGAAAGATAATCCAGTTACATCTTGAATTGTGTTAGCTGTTGCATTGTTATTAGTTACCTCTGAAGCTAATACACTAGCAGAAATAGTAGATGAGGTAGGTGAATTACCTTGATTGATAGAAGATTTTCTACCTCCAGAATTAGCATATACTTCCCAACCTAACATATCTGTATATTCTAACCTTTCATTTTGAGACAAAACAACTCTAATGATATCATATTCTGTACCTCCAACATCTTTTTTAATAATAACTGTATTTGTTGTAGCACTAGTATTATTGATTGAAATCATTTTTACTTGCCTTTGAGTAGAAGAAGCAGGAGCTGATAAAATAGTTGTATCTGTAGCGGTTGTAATTAAAGCATCTTGAGTTCCTAAAGTTCCTCCAGTAGTTGTGTGGTCTGTGTAAGATACAACTACATCTATGTTAGAAGCAGATGATGTGTTAAGTCCTAGTATTTGATTTGTTGCTGTTAATGCAATCATATTTTATATTCTTAATGATATTGCTGATAATAATTGAGGATAAGTAAAGCCTCCGCCACCTCCTGTGGAAGCTATAGTTATTTCATCATTTGTAGCATTAGTTGTCAAGGTTATATATGAACCAGCTACAAGTGTTAAGGTGTCAGAGGTTGTATCTGCTACCACATCAGATTGACCAGATACAGTTATAGTAGAAAAAGTATTGTTAATTCCTAATACTGTTTTTGCATTAGCAAGAGTAGTATTTTCCCATCTAGTATTTGTAGCATTTCTAATAAGAAAATCATTAGCAGTTTTGCTTGTAATATATACATCAGATAACTCTTCAAGTTCCTGATAATTTTGTATTTTAACATCAATTTCACCAGCTGACCCATTAGAAGCTCTTATTACAAATCCTAATAACACACCGTGATTAGGAGCTATAGGAGTTCCAACTCTATATGCCCCAGCAGTTGTCTCAGATAAATAAATAGCATCTCCGTCACTAAATGTAGCAGTTGGCAAAGTAGATAACCCATTCAATCTACCATATTGCATTATAAATCCATCAGCACTTCCCGTTATAGTTGTGGCAGCAATCCCAATAGTATAAGCAGAAGTTGCCTCAACATCAGCTCTTGCTAATTCAACTGTAAGATGACTTCCTGTAGAACCGACAATATACACCACTTGACCTTTTGTAATTGTCCCAGCTGTAGATTTACTTGCTTTAATAAGTAAAGTTTGATTTACATTAGAAACATAAGTTCCAGTGGTAACAGTAGCATTTTCAGACATATTTTGTATTGTCCAAGTTGCACCACTTCCAGAAACCAAAATATCTCCTTTATCTCCGTCAGTAATTCCTCCCCCTCCCCCTTGCTGTCCTATTATAGCTCCTTCAAGGGTTACATCAATTTGGATCTCTTCAATTGTTGCATTTATTATATCAGCCATTATGGTGTTGTTTTAGTTGTGTCATTAACTTGGTTCCAATCCCCATACACAAGGGTATATACATTGCTTTGTGGGCTTGTCATTTGCACATCATATTTGTATATTCCTTCATTAAAAGCTGTGTCAGCAGGAGTCAAAATTATAGAGGTTTGGTTAATTGTTACAATGGTATTCCAAGATTTAGCTAATAAAGCATTTGTGTCATTTGCAGACATATCATCTATTTCCTTAACAGTTAGCCTAAAAGCATATCCAGTTAAATCAATATCCGGAACATTTATTACAAATGTCCTTGTGTCTCCCCTTATTCCTGTTAAGTTATATCTTGTAGCCATATATTTAATTAAACAAATTTAGGTGTTCCTCTTGATCCATCATATTATTTATTTATTACTTCTACTATTTCTTGATTTGCTTTACCAAAACTTTTTATTTCTGGAATAGATAATACATTACCTATTATATTTAAGATTATTGCCCCAGCTACTATTACCCCAACCCATACTAGTATAGCCATTTTAGAATTTAGCTCTTTAATTGAAGCAGATAATTCATATATAATCCCTTCTTTTTCTCTATCTCCAAATAGTTTATTATCTAATTCTTCAATAGTTTTTTGTACCTTTTCCACAATAGTCCTTAATAAAGATATATCATTATAATGCCCTCTTACTTGCATAGATATATCTCTTACTACTCTTGAAAGAATATTTAACTTTTCCTCCTGAGTGTATTTTGTAGGACTCTCTATAATATCATCTAACTTTTTTGTTACATCTAATTTCATATTATTCATATTTAAGCCAATAGTGCAATCTATCTATCCCAGCCTTTACTATCCCGCCTATCAATAACATTTCAAACTCTCCTATCTCACCATAGCCATATTTAGCTAATAATGCCACTACAAGAGCAGTTCCATACTTAATCAAGTCAGTTGTATCCTCTGGGATAATGATTACCCCATTGAGCCATTTTTTCCAGTTCCATTGTGTGTTTGTCATATATTTATAGTTAGATTATGCTGTTCTCTTAAAGAAGTAAACTGTAATGTAAGGCTGCAAGTTATTGTGAGCAGCTCCACTACCTGCATTTTGGTTAGTAGCGGTTGTAGCTTGATTGGTAGCAAATGCAGCTTGATTGGTAGCAAATGCAGCTTGATTGGTAGCAAATGTAGCTTGATTGGTAGCAAATGTAGCTTGATTGGTAGCAGTTGTACTTCCTGATTGCAGTCCATCAGCAGCATTTATAGATGCACCTGTACCACCAGGAACTGCTGTAAATTGTGTGTGATTAGAGCTATATGGTTGTGCTATATCTGTTCTATGTGTATGTGAATTTTGTGTATGATTATGGCTATCTTGTGTGTGATTGTGTGCGTCTTGTAGATGGTTATGGCTATTCTGTATGTGATTGTGTGAATCTTGTAGATGGTTATGGCTATTCTGTGTATGGGTGTGAGACGGCATTTCTCCAGAAGTCAAAGTATGAGTTTTAGCTCCACCTGTTTCTTCTATTGCGTCAAACTCAGTTTGTCCTGTATCTACTCCAACTAATGTTCTACCAGTAGCAAAGGCACTCCAAGTTCCTCCAAAATAAGTGTTAGGGTTTACATTTACAACCGAAGTATAAATTGAACCAATAGGATATATTTCTAAGGCAAGAGTTGTTGTAGGATATTTTAATGGTCTGGCATATCTTGAAAGACCTACAGAATTAGCACTTATAGCAGAATTAGCTACTGTATTTCCAGATAATTGAATATAAGTTCTATTAGCTACAGTTGAGTTGTAGTTTATAGTTATTACAGTAAAAAACTTTTCTCCGGGGTTTTCAAAAGTCATTTTATCTCCAACCTGTATTTTACCAGTTAAATTTATATCAGCAGTAGTTTTAACTGAGTCAGAACTGTTAAACTCTAAACTAGCTCCAGCTAAAGTAAACCAACCACTATACAAATAACCGTCTGTATCATACATACTAAAAGCATTGTCAAAATTTGTGTTGACTTCTGCAGATTTAGCAACTGTAGTAGCTACAAAAGAATATGTTTTATTAGGTTTATTAATTGTCATTGTAATAATTTATTAAACTCACTCCAAACTTTTTGTATTTTGTCTAATTTCTTTTTATTCTCTGTGTCTTGAGACTCAAAATCTAAATCTTCTATTATATCTAACAATACTTCTTGAGCTATCATTAAAGCAAATTTTTCTTGCTCCTCAGTTAAACTATGAGGTATTCTAGTTGCTATCTTATTTACTTTAGCTTGTATTGTGTTGTGAATATTCCCTTTTATCATATTGTTAGATTATATTTATATTATACACATTAGGAGGGAGTAGACGGCGAATCTATAGTTTCTAATTCTTGTTGCCTTTTTTCTAGTTGATTAATTGTAGTAGCTAAATCTTCTATAAAGTCCGAAGCAATAATTGTAACTCTATTATGATTATATTTTATTTCTTGCACTTGTAGTGGAACACCTAATATACCAGCAAAAGAATAATCCCAAGGACTTACATCCCATATCATATTTCCTAAAGCTCCAGAATTATCTCTCCAAGTTGTAAATTCAGTAGGGATATCTGAGCTTAATAATTGAAGTGTATCTCCCGGTTTTATAGAATCTATATCATAGCCAAATTCACTGCCATTGCTATCTACGATTGTAGCTTCTAAATATCTAATAGGTAAACCTTTTTTACTTAATATCTGATCTGCTTTTACATCTACTGTAGACACATTAGTCACTCTTTCATCACTAATAATAGTTTCACTAATTCCAAACAAACCTTGAGATATAGGTATACTATATTTTTTATAAAGTTTTACTCCTCCACCTGTATCTCCTCCGTGAAAAAATACAGTGTTCGTGACTTCTCCAAAAGATAATCTAAGGCTTCCCTCTATACCTTCCCTGCCTATATAAATTTGATGGTCTACTTGTTCTAAATCTGTATAAACTAAATTAAATTTATTTTCTCCATCTATATTAAAGCTCCAAAATTGAGGTAAATATCCACAAATTCTTTTTATAGCTCCTAAATAAGTTTCATTTTTTACAGTTATAGATATATTTGTTCCAACCGTAGGTATAGATAAATTATTATAAGTGACTAAACCTCCTTTTAATTGATATTTATTTAATAAATCTTTTATAACATCTGCTATATCTATATTAGAGTAAGATATAGTAGTGGCACCTGTTATAACATTTTCTACAATTTTATTTTCTAAATCTTTTTCTCCAGAAATATATAAAAAACCATCTGGCTTAATAAAACCTTCTCCAGTCAATGTATAATTAATATCTACTAATATCCCAGAATAAATAAGTTGTCCTGTTGAGGCACTTTCTTTATCGTGCATATATACTTTAACTCTTTGAGGTAAATTTATTCCTACAGAATTAGCTACAAACTTTTGAATAGGAGCTATGTACTCTATAGCTAAATTTCCTTTACCTCCATTGATTTTCCAACTATAAGTTGGGATAGTGGCTAAATCAAAGCCATTTGAATAAAAGGAAGCTATATAACTTCCGTCTACTCTATAAAACTTATATAAATATGTTTTTCTTATTAAACTCATATTACAAGTATCTAGTTATGTAATCTATATTAATATTTAATGAGTGGCTTGAGCTTGTAGCTCCAAATTCTAAGTCATTATTTCCTTGATTTACAAGTGGAAAAATTCCAGTATAATCACTAACACTGCCATTATATTTTACAGTCTTATTCCTTGTGTCTATTTCTATAATATCATTTATAGCATAAGTCTTTTGAATTACTATCTCTTGATTAGTTTGCACAGACTTTATAGATATGCTATTTAAATTACTTTGTGATGACACAGTTATTGTATATGTAGGAAGTGTAAAATATGTTCCTGAGAAGGTTATATTCTTATTTATAGGGTTAGCTGTCTCTGTTAAATAATTTATAGTATTTGTAAAAGTATCTAAGCCCAAAGGCTCAACTGTTTCAAAAGTTATTTTAATATTTTTTACATCTAAAGCCGGAGTTTCTTCTTCTAATTCTACATTTTGACATACACATTTGTATCTTCTAGTACCTCCAGAATATTCTATATCTAAATTAGCTACATTATTTAAAACTACATTTTGTTTCAAAGTATCTAATTTATTTTCAGCATCCGAAGCACTACTCCCTTTTATATATCCAGAATATACAATTCTTTTATTAGCTACATAAGATTCAATAAATTTATTTATATCAGTTGTAGATATCCTAGCCATACTTAAATTTTTATCTATACTCTGATATTCTAAACCTGTCATCACTATATCTGTAGTCTGTAGATTATATCCGTTGTATGTTATGTTTTTCCCTGCCATATTTTATACTCCTAATCTTTTTAATCTTTGAGTTGAATTCAAAGCTCTTGTGACTTGCTCAACTATCATATCTATATCTCCGTCATTTCTAACTGTAGGGTTATTTATAGATATATTAATTGATTGCCCTTTGATCATATCACTAGTCTCCGAAGCTCTACTCACTTGAGCCCCTCGTGGGAGTGTTACTAATTCCGGTCCGGTCTCTCCAACTAAATACTGCCCTCCAAAAGCAAAGTTTGTTCCAGAAGCTAATCTAATACCGGCTAATCTAAGTGCTGCCTTGACTCCGTCTCCAAACTTACCTAATCCAGATATTAATCCGTTCCACATACTTTTAGCGGCATCTTTACCTATGTTCCACAATGAGCCAAAAGCATTAGCAATTCTTTCGGGAAGCCCTGAGAAGAAGCTAACAATCCCATTGAGTCCAGATGAAACAAAATTCTTTAATGAATCCATACCAGTGCTAAACATATGTTTTAATGAGTTCCAAAGCCCAACCGATCTTCCGGGAAGTGCTATAAAAAAGCTAATTATAGCATTTATTCCATCCCAAGCTATTTGTTTGAGCCAATTCAAGCCATTGACAAAAGACTGACCCAAGAAGTCCCATAATTGCCCAATTCTGCTAGGGATAGAGATCAATGTATTGACTATAAACATTGTTCCGTCCACAAATATAAATTTTAATAAAGCTATAAGCCCTATAAAAGCATATACTATAACTGCTATAATACTTCCGACTATAAATCCTAATACAGTTTGCCAGTTTTGAAAAGCCCATATTATAGATTGAATTGCAGTATTTATAACTCCTATTATAAAGTTCCAACCAGCTTGAATAGCATTTTTTACACTATTCCAAATTGAATTAAAGAAATTACTAATAGCAGTCCAAGCAGATATAAATGAGTTTTTTATTGAATTAAATAAATCTCCTAAGAATTTTGTTATAATATTCCAATTCTCATAGACTACATAGCCAATAGCTACTAGTGCGGCAATAGCTAATACTACAAGCCCTACCGGTGAAGTTAAAGCAGTAAATATAACTCCAACTCCTTGAATAACTTTCATAGCCGTATGAAAAGCATATAATCCCACAACTAGAGTAGCTAAAAATACTGCTACAGCATTTATAGCCGTCTCATATTTTTTATAAAATTCTATTCCGTTTTTTACGGCTTTTATTATAGATTCAATCCCACTAGCTACATCTTTACTTAATTGAGCTACATCTACATTTTCCATAGCCTCAATAAGTTTGTTTACTCCTTTTTGAACTAAATCTAATAAGCTCCCCTCAACTACTGTTCCATCTTCAGCTAATCCTACAAAGCCGGCAGATAAATTTTTAGCATTGTCCATTAAAGTTGAGAACCTTCCGGCTAAAGTTTGAGAACCTCTATCCATACCTTTATAGAATAATCCGCCCTCCGAAGTAGCCGTCTTAAAGGCATCCGTCACCATTTCTGTAGTGATTTTACCGTCCTCCATCTCTTTTTTCAATACTGCCATTGATTTACCTGTCTTTTGAGCTATTATAGTCAATGGGTTAAATCCTTGATTGATCATTTGGAGTAAATCTTGTCCCATTAGCCTTCCAGTTGATTGCATTTGAGAAAAAGCTAAAGATAAACTCCCTAGCTTCTCTTTATTTCCCATAGAAATATCCCCTAACATCCCTAAATATTTTTGGCTATCCTCTACAGATATTCCAAAAGCTAACATTGTTTGAGTAGCCTTAGCTAAATCTTGAGTCTCAAAAGGAGTTGAGGCTCCCATTTTCTTCAAATCAGAGAATACTTTCTGCCCTTTTTCAGCACTACCAGTTAAAGTTTCAAAGTTAGCTGACATAGCTTGAAGCTCTGTAGCCGTCTTAATTCCAAAACCAGCTATAGCCGCTCCCATACCAACCGTTCCAATAGCAGTGGTCTTTACTAAATTATTAAATCTATCAAAAGTACCTCCAAAAGCTTTATCTATTTTGGAGGCAGAACTTGTAGCTCCCTGTTGGAACTTACTCAAATTACCTTGAATTTTATTCAAAGAACCTGATATTTGGTCATCTAAACTAATTACTGCTTTTAATGTTGTATCCATTATTTTACTCTACTTTTTAGCTTTTGCATTTTTTGTTGCCTGTTTTCCTCTTCAGCTTCCAAAGACATTATCATCAGATTAGTTTGAATTATCTCATAAGGCTCGTTCATCATTTGTTCATAGGTGCAATGGAACTTCTCCATATACTTATAAACCTGATATGCCTCATCTTTTATCTTCCCAGTCCTAATTGAGACTACTATTCTGCCTTTCCTACTCCTAAACCCTCCGTATCAGACAATTTAGAGAAGATATTCATAACTGAGACTATATCTAAGAAATTCAACTCAAAGACTTCCTGACTTACCTCTTCCTCTCCATTTTGTCCAGATATATAACAATCACATACTAGCTTTTCAATAATTTTTACCATCCCTGAGGAGACTTCTTTAGGCTTGAGCCCATCTGCCTCCCTTTTAGAATTTTCATCCTGTAATTTGATTTGTTCTTCAGATAATTCTATCATCTCTGAGGCTCTAGGCTTTCTAAATTTTAGAGTTCCACTAAGTTCCTTATTCAAATCTTTTACTTGAATTGATATTAGGTTATTATACATAATCTATATTGTTATTAATAAGATGCTTTTCCGTTTACTAGTGTTGCGGTTATTGATTTCCCTGTAGCTAAATCATATAGTCCAGTGAAACCTATAGTTTGCTTCACTATATCTCCGTTCCCTTGCTCTAATCCGAATTCTTCCAATAAAGATGGTACTATTGTAAAAGTTAGTCCGGGGTTAGTTGTAGCTCCTGATCCAACTGTAGTGCTTGTATTTGTAGCCGTGAATCTTAAAGCTTGTTTTGTTCCAGCTTTCCATAAAGCCTTATAAGTTGTACTATCCCATAGTATCACAAATGAACCACTATAAGAAAATGTTCCATTAAAAATATCGTTCAATCCTGTGCTACCGTGTGCTTGGTAGTCTATTGCATTTTTTTCAATTGTAATTGTAGCTGACTCTACATTTAGTGTAGTTCCGGCTCCCAATCCTGCTACAGTGTTTGCAATCTTTACAGACACATCCTGCGGTCTAATTTTAGCACTTGAGGTGTATGTAGGAGTTGAAGTAGTAGCTTCTCCTGACTTTGATAAAAAGTCTACCGAATAGGATAGATAATCGCCTAATTCATAGGTTAGCTCTAAACTATTTACCATACCTAAAGCAAATCTTATATCTTCATTAGGGTCTTTCCTATATAAAGTTAAAGATTGATGAGTTGAATTTTGTGCTGGTGTAAAAGTATGAGTATATCCGGCAGAAGCACTTCCTGAGGCGGTGGGGAAAGCTCCAAAGGTAGCTCCTAAAATATATCCAATACCATCTACAAATACTGGTCCGGCAACCGTGCCAGCTCCCCAATTTTTAGCAATATCACCGTCCATAAATTCATTAATTACTCCATAGGGAGCTTCTTGCTTTATGTACTCTGCATTTTCATCAAAAGATAATTCTGTTTTAGGTAGCCAATCAGCTGCAACTACCGCCGTTCCTCTAACAGATTCTTTCCCTATTCCTACATTTACTAATGCTCCTATGTTATTTGCCATAATATTATTATTAGATTATATCTTTATTATACAGATTTTATAGCTTGTAGTTGTAATGTATTCCTAATTACTGCTAATTCATCTACAACTTCTTGCTCTGAGACTATTACCGGTCTTATAAAATGAACCGAACCTCCTAAGGGAGTGCTTGTATTAATTTGAGTATTGAATAAATCTACAATCTCTTGAACTAATAAATCAGATATCTCTTCAGCCGTAATAGAGGTTGTATTTTCCTTAGTTTTTTCTTGAGTGATGATTATATCAAAATTATAAGTATAAAGCCTTTCCACATTAGTCAAATACTCTGTTTCTATTCCTTTAGATAATACTTGAACTCTAGGATATCCTGTTATCTCATTAGATGAGAACTGGTCTAATTGTTTTATTTTTCCTGCATTTTTTAGGGGAGTTAATAATGTTATTATTGAAGCTCCAATTGTATGTATACTCATTTTGATAAATTCTTAAATGTTTTATTTATAAGTGTCTTAAATATTTCTCTAACCTTATCTATATTATCACTTACTGCTAAACTTAAAAAGGGTTTAGCTCTCATCCTTTTAGTTCCCAACTCTACAAATGAAGGGTATTTTAGTCCTTTTGAGATAAATACTTGTCCGGCTATAGGAGATATGATATCAAAAGATAAAGCCCTCCTTAAATTACCAACCTCATAAACTCCGTCCGAATACTTTACTCCGGCTCTAGTGTTGTTTACCGCCTCTCTGTGAATCAATGTTATAGCCTTCAATAATCCTATGTTTAGATTATTTTGGGTATCTTTAGTTTCATTTCTTAATTTCTTTTCAAATTGTCTTACATCTATAAAATCTATTTTAAATTTCTTGTTTGCCATACTATTTTTTTATAGCACTAGTTTCAATCAATTTTATCCTAGTACCATAATTTCTTGCTTTTATACCTTTTATTATAAACTCTACATCTTCAATATAATATTTATCTCCAACTTGAACATCAGTATTAGGCTCAAAGTATATTGTAAATGTATTATAAAAATCTCCTTCTCCAACTGAGATTAATTCTTCTGCTACTGGTTGCACACAAGCCTTGACATTTCTATCTGCGACTGTATCCCAACCTTCTGTGGCTCTCCCGCTGGTTGTAGTCTGTTTTAATCTCCTGATAGTTCCAAAACTAGTTAAAAATCTTGAGAAGCTCATATTGTTATATCTCCGTGGTCTTTATATTTATTCAACTGCATAGCTAAATTACCAATATCATAAAAGCTCTGCCCTAAAGCATAGCTAACACTTGCATCCCCAACTTTTTCACTACTAACTAGATTATCTACAACTCCGTCCTGTCTCATTATAGCTATTACATATTGAGTAGCTATTCTCTTAATTTCCGGTGGCACAGTGCCAGAATATCCCCATTTAGCCGTGATTCTAACATTAGCATCGTTCCCTTCAAAGTATATAGGATAATTCAATCCCAAACTATCTATAAATTCAATTGCCATTTTAGGAGTTGTGTTTTCTGGGGTAACCCTATATGAAGTGGGGTCTATAACTTGCCAATTATCTCCTTGCTGAGTTCTGGCTGTTAAAAACTCTACTGTTTCAACCTCATAAGTATAATCTATAACTATTCTAGTAGATAAAGGTTTGGTTGAATAGATCTTAGGAGTAGCCGAAGATATAGTGGGAGCAAAACTAGTTCCAGTATAACTATTAATCCAATCTTGAGCCTCTGCAATGTATGTATTGACTAAATTAACATCTAATACAATGTCTGGAAATCTATTTCGTATATCTTGGTATGCAGTATACATATTTTTTCAAAAACTTATCCCAACCTCCATAGGAGGCTGGTGATAAATCTTAGACTAGGCTGAGATATTTCTAATAATAGCAAGTGAAGTTTCAGTAGCAGAAGGAGCTCCAATTGAAGTAAATCCTTTTCTCAATCTTGAATATAGTTGAGTCTGGTCAAATCGTGGCTCTCTATCACTCTCAAAGCTAATAGAAGCTCTGGTTCCAGTGATAAATCTTGAAGTATTAACAAGCAATAGGTAAGAAAATGCTCCAGATCCAGTGAATAGTCCAGTTGAAGCTAAGTCATTTCTAACAAGCTCATTAGCAATAATAGGAGCTCCGAATAATGAACTTAATTTTCCATTAGTGAATCCGAATATCTGCATATTGTTATTGTTTGTAGCATATGCTAATCCCTCTAACTGACTGTAGGTTCGTCCAGAACAGATTATAGCTAGGTTATCTGCTTCAATTCCTTGAGCATATTTTCCCATAGCAGCTTTAGCTTCCATAATCTTAGCAACCGTAACTGCAACTCCGGTTCCGTCAATGCTTAAAGCACCAATTCCTAATGCCATTTTTCTTAATCCGTCAAAAGCAGTTCTTACATCTCTTGAGTTTGTAATACCGTCCTGATGACTTCCATCAGCATCTCCATCTAAAATTCCTTGGTCAAGTGCAAGTGCAATAGCCTTAGAGTGATTATCTACTACATATGAGATAATATCTATAACAGAATCTTCTTCAATCTCTCCTGATAGATGAGTCATACCAGTAATTTTTTTAGCAGTCAAAGTAGATTTGCTAAATGTAGGGTTAGTTGAGCTATATGCAACCTGATTAGCTACAGTTGTATTTTCTGGGGTTAGGTATACAATAGCATCTGCTAATTCAATAGGTAGTTCATAAATAGCGGTTGGCATTTGTAAATCTCTAAACAAAGGTGCGACTGTTCCGAATTGCCTTACTCTTTCTAATACTCCTCTAAATAGAATTCTATCAATCAAGTTTCCTCCTTCTGAGGCGGTCTGTGTATCTAAAGCCTTGTACATATCTAAAGCTTCAGCTCGTACAGATGCATTTTTTATCAAAGCATTGTTCAATTTTCCTAATACCTCTCTTGTATAAGCATCTTTAGCTTCAATAGCTCCTTTTTGTAGTACATCTCCTTTTGAATTGTAAGTGAATTTTAAACTCATATAGTTGTTCTTATCTTATTATTAATTATCTCTTGAATATAGCATTGTAGATTTTATCTGCTTCCTTGCCTATATCTTCTACTTTCTCATCTTCATTTTTAGTGCTTTTCTCAATCTCTTTATCTGTCTTAGCTTTCTTTTGGGTGCTAATTACAGTTTCTAATTTTGTGTCAAAGCTTTTTACAGTTTCTTCTAGCACTTTTAGATTATCTTTTTCAGAATCTAGTTCTGCTTGTTTGTCATCTAAACTTTTTGTTAGCTCTTCAACTTTAGCTTGAAGTTCTACATTACTTGCCTCTAAAGTCTCAATTGACTTTTTGAGTTCTACTTTCTCTTTATCTCCGGTCAATAAGTTGTCTATTTTCTCGTGTAGATTTTTCATCATTTCCTCCATAGAGTTATTGTTAATTACTATATCTTTATTATACACTTTTTCAGTGTCTAAGTTATCAGTTGCTTCTTTATAACTTAATTCAAATGATTTAGCTATAGAGAATAAGGCTTCTGGGTTAGCTGGTACAGAGACTATAGAGACTTCATATATCTCTAAACTAGTAGCTACTCCAATCATTTTTCCTCCTACTTTTCTTGGCTCCCAACTAGCTCTACCTCCTATTGAGAAGGCTTTTAATTCTCCTAATTCAATCTTTTCCCAAATATAATCATCAGATATTCTCCCTTTTACATACATCCTACCTTGCTCATCTACACTAGCCTCAAATAGTTTTCCTATAGTTCTCCTGCCATAAACTGAGTCGTTCCCGTGGTCAAATAACAAAGTTCCCATTTTAATATACTCCTCTGAGGCTTTTTGTAATAGTTCCTTAGGGAAGTATTCACCATCCCTGTCTTCAGAACTAGTTGAAGCATATCCTTCTATCTCTCTGTTGACTGTTCCAACGGCTTTCTTAAATTGTAAGTTAAAGTTAAATTGAGACTGTAATTGATTCATAATTTTAGGTTGTTATATTTTTATTATACTAATTAATCTTGTACATCATAATCTAAAGCACATCTACATCCGACAAATCTAGGTGGCACATCCCCTCCGCCTAATCCGTCTGTATCTGGATATATAAAGTCTTGAGGTACATATCCTAAACTCTCATTATGTTTACAGCCTTGAGTAACTCGTCCATCTGCGACTGAGCTCCATCTCTTTTTTATTACAGCCCCTGTTTGAATCTGGAAGTCTCTCACGGCATTAGCAGTTGATTCAGCATATACACTCCCTATTTCATTTACAGCTATTTTTCTTGCTCTACTTTTACTTAATACAAATATATCTTCTGCTTCTTTTAGATATCCCTCATAGGTTATATCTCCTTTCAAAGCTCCCTCTAAAGATGAGTATAATTTTAATTTAGTATATTTCTTCATCCCTTGAACAAACTCTTTTCTCTTTTCAATCTCTCTTAAAGCCTGTTTGTTGACTCTATCTAGGTTTATATCAAATACAAGGGTATTAGCTACATTTTGGTAGGCATAGGCATATGTTGTAATAGTAGCTCCCTCTAAGGTTTGAGTTATCTCTTCAAAACCAATATCTACAAGCATATCTATAGGACTACCTCCATTACTTTTACCAAAAGCTAATTTAGTCACTCCCTTAAAACTAGCAATCATTTTGTTAAATGATTTTGTAATCTTATTAGTAGTCTTGAGTTCTAATTCAGTTATGAATTTACCTCTCCTTTTATTCTTTACTTTCATTAGTGTTAAATAAATCTTTTATTCTTTTAAATACAGACTTTTGAGCCTCTATTTCATCTGGCATATTATTAGCTACATCTAAACTAGGACTGTCCATTAAATCTTGAGGTGCTAAGGATATAAATCCCGTTCCAGTGCGAACTTGCAATTCATCTGCCCAATCTTCTTCTATACTATCTAATCCTAACATATTTCTGGCTTGATTTGTGCTAATTAATCCGGCATCTCTTTGCTTTATAATGCTATCTACTTTTTGAGTTTCATCTACAAATTTTTGTTCTAATATATGTAGCTCATATCCCTCAAATCCTAAATCTGCCAATATCTCATCATTGACAAATCTTTCTATAGTTTGCTCATAAGGTCTTACGGCATTAAGATAAAACTCCTTCTGCATAGTGTTTGAGGCGGTTGCTTCATTAGCAGAGTCTGTAATACCTATCATAGACTTAGACATATCAAAAGCCGAACAAGCCTTCTCTATAAACTTATCCCTGCTTTTTGTGAATTGCATTTTATCTAAATCCCTATCAATAGTTATAACATCTTCTATAATGTTATTTATCATAGGTTTCCCACTATTTAAAGCCCCTTGATATTGTGATAATAATTGCTTCTTATATTCTTCTTTTTCTTCTTTAGATTTATGAGCAATCTCATCTTTTAGCTTTATAATTGTAGCCGGTGTAGCAGAGTTCTCAAAGAATTTAGTATTGAATACAATAGCTCCTAAATCTGCTTGAATTTCTCTCATTATAGCCTCAACTCTTCCCACTCCATAGACATCTGAGTTATTCAATGATTCATTATACATTTCTTCTGGTGCCCATCTGGTCAATACTCTTCCGTTCCTGTACTGTATATATTCTAACAGCTCCCCTGTAGCAGATACTTTCTTTCTCATATATTTTGGGGACACTGTATCTAGTTTGACTACTCTAGGGTTAAAAGCTATCTTTTCAACATATGTATCTCCTACAATCAATAAATTCCTTACCATTTCTCTAATCTGTAATAATGTAGATGAATTCCCACTAGTTCCAGAGAATATTTTTTCAATAGCCTCTGTGTTTACATCTTTTATTTGTTTACCGTCTTTTTTCCACTCATAGCCTCCATTAGCTATTCTGTTTACAATTTTATTGACTAAGGCATAAACTATAGCGTGGCTTTCATATATAAATATTAAATCCGAATTTTTCCACTTTTTAATTAATCCTTGAGTCTTATTTTCTGATTCTTCAAAAGTATCTAAGACTACTGCTTTAAATTTCTGTATTTTAATCTTCTCTTGTTTTAATGGCTTCATATATTTTCTTCTTAATAGTTCTTATATACTTTAGGTTAATATTGTATTCTGCTGATATTTTTTCAAAAGGTTTCTCATTAATAATATCTTGAGCTATTCTAATATCATTATACTCTTTTAATCCCGTTGAGCGAATTATTTCCTCGTGGACATCTTCTATTTCTCTTGTAGGCTCTACAGTCATTATAGCCCAATCATCTTCTTCTAGGAGGAACTCGTGTTTCCATATTTTCTTTTGAGTGGTCTCAATTGATATTCCAAATTCCTCAATACATCTATTTATAAATTTGTCTTTTAGTTCTGGGTTTTGTTCTATAGCCTCTATGGCTTCTAATAAATTCATAGTATTACAAATTCTATTTTTTTAGTTATAGCTCCATATCTTATAGCATCCATAATATGATTATAATCATCTATAGGTTCATTTGTAGGCTCTTTATTTTTATCTAGTTTATAGACATAGTTTTGTAATTCATTTGCTAAATTCAAACTATCCTCTGTATAGTATACTTCTATTTCTTGTAAAGCTCCGATCCCAAAAGAAACTGAGCCCTTAGATTTATCTGCTCCCATAATATCAAATCCATATTGCCTTATTTCTTCAATAGATTTAGGCTCTGCACTATCTGCTATTATAGTTCCGTTTACTCCTAAAGTTCTCATCCTTCCGGCTATATGAGAATTCAATAAGCCCCTCTCATAAATAAGTTCTTTTAGATATAGTTTATTATTATGTTTTTTGATCTCAACTAAAGCAGTAGGGTCATTTGAATATCCAAAATCTAATCCATAGCTTGATGAATAAGGTAGTTGCTCAAATTCTTCATTTGTAATAGGGTGCCAATTCTTAAATATTCTACCTCTTTTACCAGACGGCACATAACCTTTAATCATATTGTAATAATAATCTGGTCTCCTGTGAATAAAAGACTCCATTGTATCTACTGACTCTTTAGATAAATTGACTATATTATCTTTATAACTAGCTTCAATATAAGTTGTGTCTGGTCTATTTTTAGGCACTGGGATATAGAAGTCTTCAATCTCTGAGTCTTGCAAGTTAAACCATCGTCTTATAATCCAATGATTTTTATCTGGCATATTGAACAATAATATAATATTGTTCTTAGCTTTTGTAGTTCTAATAGAAGTATCTAGGTTATCAAAATCTTCTTCTGTGATCTCATCAGCCTCCTCAATAATAATTGTAGTATAACCAGCTAAAGATTTTAATTTAGCTTTATTTTGTCCTGAGGACTGCTTAAATCCTTTTGAATCAATAGAATTATTTTTATAATTGTATTTCATATCCCTATCAGCAGTAGGTTCTGGCAATCCATACTCCTCTAATCTGTCTTTTACATCTTGCCAAATACTTGAACGGATATCTCCGGCTATAAGCCTCATAATAGCTATACGGCTATAAGGTCTTGTAATTGTGTCTATAATAGCTTTTTGACTACCGGCATAGCTTCTACCTCCGGCTCTTCCGCCATATAACAAATAATATCTTGTATTATTAGTTATTAGTTTCTTGTAGGGTTTCAGTAGATTGATATCCATTTGTACCATCAATTATGTTTATGTTCAACTCTGAGATAATTTTGTCTCCTTGAGTTGTGTGGTCTATGTTCATCTGTGCTTTCCCTATACTCCTATCTAACATCCTTTCTATTATATCATAACCTTTCTTACTTAGTATTTGAGATATAACAATTCTAACTATAGCCGGTTGGGTTTTATCTTTTCCTAAAGTCTCTAATTCTTTTATAGTGGCATTAATCAAAGACATATATACAGCCTTGACTTCTTGAGCCGTCACTTCTTTTATCCCTAAAGCTTGTAATTGTAATATAGTTTCAGTGACTAGCTTTCGTGGTCTACCGTTTTTATTTCCGCTTTCTCCTTTTTTCCATCTAGGTTGAATTTTTTTATATCCCATAATCGTTGTAAGTTAGTTGTATAGTTATTTCTTCCTAAAAGCTGATAAAGGATAAAATACGAGTGAGTTTCTATAACCTCCTTCATAAGTTGGGACTATAGGTGTAACTCCGTGCATATTCTTCCAAGCCGGATACACTAGTATAGAATTATTAGCACTATCCATAGTTGCATTATAATCTGGGATATGTAAATTACCTCCTGTGGCATTATTTCTTTTAGTTATGATAACATTTGAAGCTCCCTTTATATTAGCATTATCTCTGTGAAAGTCTGCAGAGATATTACAGTTAGTAATTGAGCTTGTCCAAAGATTACCAAACTTCCATTTCTTTGGGACACTCTTAAATAACTCTGTTTGTTTTTCCCACTGGGTAGGTAGTATTTCTTTTATAAGCTTTTCAGACTCATTAGCAAGTAATAGCATAGCTCTAATAAAAGTTTGAGCTGAGGGTACTAAGTGAACTGAACTCATACTTGGATATGGTCTTTTCATGTGAGCTTTTGGAGGTACACCCCCTATAATAGCTGAGTATTGAGCTACAACATTCTTATACTTATATTTTCCTGTAGCTTCATCTTTTCCATCAGTTGGCATTCTTGCATTTAAATTTTTTGGCACTCTATCGCTTCGAACTTCTGCATTAGCTATATCTGCCAATTTACACATATACTCTGGCATTTCCTTAATATAGAATCCTACTGGCTCATCGTTTTCGTAGAAGATACAATCTTCTGTTATATTAGGTTCGTAGCTAGGGCAAGTATCTCCCATTTTTACATTATGTTCTACTTTTATAAGGTCTACTCTTTTCATATATTTTTCCATTTAATTCTAATATCTTGAGGCTCTAAGAATAAATATACTTCATATCCTAATTTCTCAAATATCTTATAGGTTTTAGTATCTGGTCTACCTTTGCTGGGTATACAAATCTTAATTCTTTGATTCATATTCATCCTTAATATTTTGCAATAAGTTTATAAGGTGTTCTCCAATATATACATCTTTACTTCTGGCATACTGGCATAGCTGGTATGCTTTCATATAATCTTCCGGTGTGAATTCAATCTGTATAGATTTTCTAACTCCATCTGCCATACTATCTAAATTGCCATCTATTTCATCATCTCCTTCGTCTAATGCAGAATAGTCTACATCTTGCTCCCAATTAGGGATAAACAATCCCCAGCTCCTCAATTCATCCGCTTCCCACTCATTTCCTAATACTTCCCAATCCCATTGTCCATAACTAACATTGTCTTTTATTATAAACTCCTTTTTTTGTTTATCTGTCCATCCTTCTACTTTTTTTACCGGAACTTCTGTATATCCTAACTCTTGAAGGACTCTAAGTCTCATATTTCCTCCTAAGACTACATTATTCTCATCTATAATAAGTGGTCTGGCTTCTAACATATCTGGGAAGTCTATCAAAGATTTTTTGAGTTTTTCCTTTTGTTCAATAGTTATATCTCTAGGGTTATGGTCGTTAAGTTTTAAATCTGATATATTCATTTTACTTACTGTATCTGTATGAATTATAGTTGCCATAATTGTATTCTTAATTCTTAACTAATATTTTAACTAATTTTTCTATCTCCTTACTCCAATCAAAGTCTTCCTTAATCCTATTATATGCTTTTTCTTTTATGCTTGTCAATTCATCTGTATCTTTTTTGAATAGTTTCTCTATTTGACAAGCTACTGCCCAAAATTCATCCACTGTAGCTCTAAAGAACGGCAATCCGTCTTGTCCTGAAGGTACATAGGTATAAGAATTATGCCAGTGCCAATATTCCATAGGTAATAGCTCCTCTTCTACTGATGAATTATTAGCCATAATTAAAGTTTTTGTTGCCATAGCCTCTAGATATGGTAATCCAAAGCCTTCTCCTCTAGCTGAGGATAATAATAAGTCACTAGCATTGTATATATCATTGAGGCTTGATTCATCAACTCCATTAGCTGGGTTCAAATCTTTAGCCGTCAAATAATCTTTTCCTTCTTCTAGATTATGCAAGTCTAAATATTGTTTTAGATTTCCACCGACATCCACTAACCTTGAGTGTATATATAGTTTTGAATTAGAATTAATCTTCTTATTATATTCTGCAAATATAGCAATTGAGGCTGGGATATCTTTTCTCCATTGATTTCTGGCAATTATAGATATAATCTTAGTATCCGATTTAGCCTCAAATAGCTCCTTCTTGAGCCTTTTTCTTTCTGCCCTTCCCTTTGGGTAAAATACACTAGTATCTGCTCCGTGGTACATAGGTTCAGCCGTTTTAATCCCTGCTATTTTCATTTGTTCTTTAGCAAAATAAGTGTACGGGATAAGGGTGTCAAAAGCATTGAGCTTTCTGAGCCAATCATAATTTTTATCTAATTCAAACTTAGAATCAATAGGGAAGTAAAAATGGTATCTTGCTTTTGTAAAAGGTTTTATCTTTTCAATGGCACTAGCTACTCCATCTCCATTAGGGTCTAAGGCTTGAACCATAGTGACTATATCGTGAATTATAAGCACTTGGTCAAATCTATCTTCAGATAAAAATTTTATTAATTTGAATCTACCGTGAAGCTCCCGCCCATCAAAAGCTGGGTGGATAATTAATCTAGGGTGCCTTCTTAAATCTGAGTGTTCTCCACTTTCATTTATTCCTAAGACTTCAATTTCTATATCTGGTATTTTTTCTAATAATTGAGTTATTATGTTTCTAGACACTATCCCAAAGCCTGTATTACAAGTTGGAGTATCTGCATATATAAGTAATTTCATACTATTTATCTTTAACTGGTGCTATTAATAATAATGTAAGGGATATAAGGACTACTACAAACATTATAGGAGCTAATATTATAAATATTACAGCTCTGACAAATGATTTTAGGTAAAATAATATTTTCTTTTTCATAAGTTTATCTTAAAGCATTATAAGTAGATAATACTTTTTCAATATATAGTGGACTTTTAGCTTTCTCATAAATTTCTTTAGCAAAATAACCATCAGCACAATAGTCAGATATTATAAATTTTGTATTTCCTAATAGACTAGCTTTGAATATAAAATTATGGCTATCCATATGGCATAGCTCTACTAATCCACTATCTAATCTTATGCTATGGTCTTTATTCTCTTGGTGGAAATGTATAAAATCATAATCCGCTCCTTTCCCTTGAATATTATCCCATAAATCTTGATAAATTATAGTGTCATCATCATTAAAATAAATCCAATTTTCTTCTGTTCGTGGTACAAGATCTAATCCAATATTCCTCTGCCCGTGTCCTACTACACTCCCTTCAACTTTACTAGCTATATGTAATGAATTATATGGTAATAGTTTTTTATCTGGTATCTCTAAACTATCGTGAACTACAATCCAACTATAATTTTCTTTAGGGATGTTTATAGAATAAGCTATAGTATGTAGATTTTCTGGACGGCTACAAGGTGTAATTATATATAAATACATACTATTTTATTTTTATTATCCAACTAGTATCATCAAATGTTTCTAAAGGTTCTCCTAAAGTGTCTTTTACAGCTTGTAGCACCTCTGGCATAAATGAATCGTGCCCTGCAATATATCCTCCTTTTTTAACTTTATTTTTCCAAGCATTTATATCTTCTACTACGGAACTATATGAGTGGTCTCCGTCTATATATACTACATCAATACTATTATCTGCATAATCTTTGGATCCTTCTATACTTAATTTTTTAACCTTTGTAATATTAGAATAATCTAATAACATTTTATCAAACATTTTTTCAGCTTCTATTACAGCCTCCCAGTGATAAGGGTCTATACAATGTAATTCTTTACAATGTAAAGCTAAAACTTGACTACTAACTCCTGAGAAACTACCTACCTCTACTACAAAATCTTTATCTGTTATATATTTTTTAGCTAAATCTACAAGCCCATCAACTTTATTTTCATAAGATAAAGGACTCCAATATACTCTAGGTGTTTCTAATAATTTTTTAATTCTTTCTTGAATAACTTTTTTACTATAACTCATAATTATTTACTATTATCTAAATTAAATGGTATCTTAAATTGTTCTCTATCTGGCATACCTCCCCACTTACAAATATATCTGTATTGATTAGATAAAAATCCAGCATTAATATAGTCTTTTATATATTGAGGGGTTATACTGCCATTTAAAGTTTGTGAACCTTGTCCATCTACTCCTAACTCATATAACTCTTTATCTGTACAAATAAAATTTAAATCTTTTAGTTTCATCCTATAGTGATAATCATTATCTTCATAGTAAGCCGGATAAAATCCTTCATCAAAATATCCTACTAGGTTTATAGCTATATTTTTTCTTAATGCAAAAAATGAAAATCCGCCTGCAGCCGAAGCAAAGAACGGATGTCTTTCATATTCTATAGCTAACTTTTCAATCTCTGCTATAGCCTCATTTTTTAGTATATTATCATCATTACAAATAACTACTATATCATCCCAACTAGACATTTGAATTCCCAAATTCCAACTTTGAGCTACTCCTAAATTACTAGCTGGGACAATCTCTATTCCTTTTATATCTGGCAATTGTCCATTACTGTTATCTATTACAATTATTCTATCTGGCTTTCTTTTTAATTTATCTACACTTTCTAATAATCTTTTTAATAAATCAAATCTAGTAAGGGTGGGGATAACTAAATTAATCTTTAATTTTTTTTTCATAAATTGATTTATATCGTATTTAGTCTTCATAGTGTTTTATTAATTAATCTTTTTTCTTATACTTAGCTAATATTAGGGATATGTTTTGTTTACTCATATTGTATTTATCTGCTAACTTTTGCAATGTATATCTTTTTTGTAGCCTGTCCATTGCTATTTTCTTATGCTTTAAATCTTTTATTAGAGATATATCTACATTATCAATAATCCGGTTATGCTTTTTTCTATACTTAATATAATTATCTACTTTTTCCTTTTCAAAAATACTTATTTTTATTCTTCCATATCTTGTAGGGTAGCTATTATAATCATATTTACCTCCGAATATCCCAATCATTTCACTATTAGTATAATACTCTTTTCCTTTAAATATTATCATTGTATTATCTTTAATAGTCTTAATGTACTCTATAATTATATCATAATTTATAAAAGTTGTAAAGTTTGACATTTTCTAAAAAATAAGGCATAATGTATTTACAGACAGCCGAAGTCTATAAACGGGAGAAGATAAATAAGCCCAAATGAATACATCTACACAAAATAACTTGAATTCTAAGAATCTTTTGAGGGTTCTCTCATATTGTGTAGATATATGGGAGGCTTCTCAAAAGGTTTTTAGTTTATATATATGTTGAATAAAATGCACAATCAATTAATAAAAGAATTAGATAAAATTGATAATAATAGTGCAGTATCAGTAGGTAAGGCTTTTCCACTAGTATATAGGGGAGTAAAAGAGCAAGGCTCAATTATGGATGCTACAGATTTAATTAAAAGATTACAAAATTTTGAAGCTAAGGTTGGATATATTCAAAAAGCACATATTCCAAAGATAATTCAAATTATTATAGAAGATAAAGGTAAAAATAAGGGTAAGACTAATTAGTCATGCCCTTTTCTTGCTTTTATACAAATATGTATATCAATTGAGGTTTTCACAAGGTTAGCTCAATAAAATTAAACAAACCTAAACTCTTGCCAAATATAGATAGTTGGGGTGGAGTATAGAGCAATCATTATTCCACTATAATCTCCCCAGCTATGTATATATAGGAGTGAAGTTCTTATCTAATATCCTATGTTTTGGAGGTAAAGGCATATTAGAAGAGTTTATAAAATAGATTCATAATCTACAGATTGACAATCTGATAAACAATATATCTAATAGGACATAAGGAGGATAACTTGATATATATAATCACAAAATGAAGACTTCTATAGGTTAGGAGATTAGAAATGTTTTGTATATAATATTAATGTTCCCTTGCCTTTTAAAATCGTGACTCAATCTAATTTGAGAATTATTTATCTTTATGTGGGATATATTTACATTAATAGACAAGACAGAATTGTAAAGTTTTCAAGCTTTAATTCTGTTTTTCAATCAGATAAATACTACCAGTGCCAAGACTTGCAAGATAAACAATTTTATATCCGAAGAGGTACTCAAATTATGAAGCCTTATTATTACGACTGCAAGTTTCTAAACACAATTCAATCCGCCTAGCTTTTAGGCATATAGGAGATAGCTTTTATCTCCTTTTTTGTTGTAAATACTTGACAAGGTTTATAATTTATGATATACTATATTTATAGTAAGGATAATAACTAATCACTACACATTATGACAATGATAACTGGTAAACAACTAAGCCCTGTAAATTCTAAAGTTCTAATTGAACAAGCAGACAAAAGAGAAGTCCAGATTGAAGGTACCGTTGGAGGTTTCAAGCAATGGCTTGCTAATGGTAGAGTTGTAAAAAAAGGAGAAAAAAGCTTCAAGATATTTGTTCCTAACTTCAAGAAAGATAAAAAGACAAATCAAGATGAGCTCACAAATTATCGTATGGTATCAGTATTTGATATCTCCCAAACAGAACCTATAACTTTCTAATTATTAATCTAAATATAACAATATGAAAACTACTAATGCTATTAAAAAAATTGAGAAGGCTACCGGCAAAACTCCTACTATTGAACATGCTAATTGCTATGTATTAGATTACAATGCTGAATATTCTTTAGTGTTTCACGACCAGTATAAAAGTGCTATTTTGATTCATATAAGAAATAATCAAGACCCCGACAATCTAATGACAGATTATTTTAGCTCAATATTTTTTGACAATATGAAACAAGCTTTAGAATTCTTAGCTAATAGATAATTTAGATGTAAATCTAGCACTAGTCTCTTATTCAATTAGGAGGTTAGGCTAGGGATAAATTCCCTAATAGGTAGAAGTTAGAAAGGCAACTAACACAGTGAATAGTTAACACTAAGGACTAGTCAAGCGAGAGCCACTAGTGGGAGTAAGTGTGTTGTAAAAGATATGCTCCCATACCATCCTAATGCAAGGTTCGAATCCTTGCCTACCTGTATACATATAGTTTATTAGATATTTTATAATTTTGATAAAATATTTATAAAAACACTTGACAACTTTTATAAATTATGATATTATTAATTTATAAGAAGGAGAGTGAATTGAATCGAGTGCAATTATTATATAGCCACCGTATTCAAAAGCTCAAACTTCTATAGGTTAATAACTAAATAACACACTTATATGGAAGAATTCAAAAAGCAATATAATCAAATCTGGAAGGATATGGGTTTTATAACAGACGGAGATAATTTTGGAGTTAATCTATTTAGAGGAGCATTTTGGATAACTGCAATATCTATTATAGTTATCCCAGCAATATTCTTATTTTTAGAATTTATGTGGTACTTAGATTATGTTTCTCCCGGGATTTGGCAATAATTATTAATTAATTTATATATCATTATGACTAAAAACGAAGCCCTACACTCATTACATAGAAGCCTACAATATCTAGAGAACGAACAAAACTACTTTTATTCAGCAAGATGGACTCCAGAACAAACTATTACTTATAGTGGATTTGTAAATAGAATAAATGTACTATGGATAGCACACTCAGATTTGCTTGGAGATAGAGAACATTTGATTACAACTTTAGAACTTATAGATAATGAGACTGTAAAGCATAATAAAGATATCTTAAAGAAAAGCAAGGGAATTGTTCAAAATGCTATAGATAATGTAATTAATCTTATTAAAAATTAATAATTAATATATCCTAGAAAGGAGGCGTAAACTATGAGCAATATAATAATAGATATCATAATAATAATAGGACTAATTGTACATACAATATGGTGGCTAATTAAATTAATAATTATCTTCCCTATAGGTATGATTCTAGTAGTAATTACATATATATGCTATTGGATATGTTCAATATCTAACTGGCTATATAATATATATTACAATGAGTGGATAAATCATCCTTTTAAATAATATAACAAGTATGGAAAGCATAAAACGAGAATTATTAAAAAAACCTTTATCAAACCTAAAATGGAGTAAATAATAATTAAATAAACGCCTATGATATAATAAGTACAGTACATTAACATATAAGGCTTTTCCTTGACTTGATATAAGTATACATATATCTGTCTATATGCTTATTAATAAACATTATCATAAGAATAATGTGCTAAGTAGATAACCTAATTATTGCATAAAAGGTCTTTAGACGAAATAATTAGGAGGTCAGGGAAGAGCCTTATATACCCAGATTACGACTGTTGACTCGCAAGAGTATTATTATTAAATTAAACATATTAGAAAATTATCTAACCGCTCATTATCTAAAAAAACTATATACCGTTTCAAATGGAATATAATATTGATAATGTATGCTTTAATGGTATTGTATTTTATAATGCTATTTAAAAAAGCTATAATATGATTATAACTTGACAAGATTTATAATTTATGATATAATATAAATGTAATAGGTATTAATTAATGTATACACACTATGACACAAGATACAACTGATTTATTACAAAATGATTCTAAATATCCTATAGAACCTGAGGATAGCTGGGACTATTATGTACAAGAACAAGAACGAAGACAAGAAGTTATAAGAAATATGGAATTCATCAAAGATGAAACCGTAGATTCAGAAGGTTATGATAACTGGATTATTATGAAAGTCTATATGTTTATGTATGCTAAGCCTAACTATACAATGCATCTAAATAGAGTTCGAGGGATAATTCAAAACTGGTTATCTATAACTACATATGGAGAATTGTTAGAAGCTCAAATTATAACTGAGGAAGATATTATTAATCACTATTATAAATAAACACTATGGCTACAATGCAAGAAATATTCAAAACATTATCTGATTTAGATATATCCAAATCTGTAGAAAAAAAAGAAACTTTAAATTATTTATCGTGGGCAAATGCTTGGACTTTACTAGTTCAGAATTATCCAGATAGCAATTATACAGTTTATCAATATGATGGTAAGCCCTATATTGCAGATTCAGATTTAGGATATATGATTCATACTTCAGTCACAATTGAAGGCAATACTATAGATATGTATTTACCGGTCTTAAATCACAAAAATAAGGCTATGCTAAACAGAGATTATACATATACTACAAGATATGGAGATAATACAGTCAATAAGGCTACTATGTTTGATATAAACACTTCTATTATGAGATGTTTAGTAAAAAATATAGCACTATTTGGATTAGGATTATCCCTATATAGAGGTGAAGATATAATTCCTCAAGAAGAATATGTAGTTCAACCTTCATCAGTAAAACCTCCTAAGCCAGAAGTTGTAATGGATTCAGAAACCTTTTACAATATTTTAAAGCAAGTTCCTAATACTCCTTATGATAAATTAATCAAAATGGTCAAAGCAAAATATGAGGTTTCAGAAGAAGTTGAATTAGCTTTATCTAATGCCTATATTCAGGCTGAGGAGTTAGAAGAAATAATATTAGTAGATTAAATATATGGACACTAAAATATTTATAGGTAGACTCAATACAATTAAAACTCAATATGGGGAGATTATAACTTTTGCAATATCTCCTAAAGATAAAGAAATTATTAATCAATATTCAAATAATCAAGGATGGTGCAATATATCTATAATGACTAATAAGAAAGGAGATAAATATGCTCAAATAGATACATATAGTTTGAGTAAAGAACAAATGGCTCCTAGTTCAAATTCAAATGATATCAAACCGGCTAAAATAGCCCCTGAGTCTGATGATATTAATTTAGATGAAATACCTTTTTAAATATTATTAATAAAGATATGCCTATGGAACACAATGTCCTTAGAACTAATATCAATTATAAATTATAATATACACTATGCAAAAGAGACACTATTATACATACAAAGAAAAGACTATAGAACTACTAGACAAAATGATATCTAATGGATTCAAGCCTACAAAAATTGAAAACGGTTCCGGAGTATCTGCCAGCACTATTAGAGAATTAATATATGGTAGGCACCATAATAGATATATCTTAAAAAGCACTGCAGAAAAGATAGAGTTTTTTTATGAAGAACTAAGAAATCAAGGCTATATAGTTGATTCAAATAAAGAAACTCAAGAAAAAATTACAGACAATATAGATGAATTTGCAGACAAAGATTTTGGAGGTACAGAATATACATTTGATGATTTTGATAAAGACACTCATTTCAATAATCAGAACAGAATTCTAAATACACTAAAAGATATTTTGAATCTAATAAGAGTTATATTCTTTTCATATATAGGATATATAATCTTATTATCAATCATAACATTATTAATTATAAAGAACATATAAGTATGAGTACACTAATGAGAATCACAAAGAAATTAGCAAGAAACTGGAGAACCGTATTATTAGTAGTATTTATTATATCAGCTATAGGAAGAGAATCAGAAATTACAAGGCTAAAAGATGAATTATCCAAAGCCCAAACTAATGCTCCGGCTCCGGAAGTAATTACAAAGGAAGTTGAAAAAGAAGTTGTAGTTGAAAAAGAAGTTGAAAAGAAAGTTGAAGTTGTTCCTCAAGCTTGTAAAGATTTGATTGATCTAGATGATGAGATTATAAACAAAGTAGCAATATATTTTGATAATATATCTGTATCAGCTCAAAAAGGAGATTTGTTTACATATATTGAAGATAGCACTGTAGCTATTGAGAAATTGAATAAATTTATAACTCCAAATGTAGATAAAAGACTAAATCTAAAAAGCGACTGTTTAAAATAATTTTATATATCTAAAGAAAAAAGGGAGCTAAACACTCCCTTTTTTTATTGAGATGTGATTATGCAACAGAAATACACTCCGTATCTGTCTTAGTAAGCGGTCTCATATTATAGAGATTATAATTCAAGATATGCCCTCCAAGCACTGTATATATATTATTATTGAGTAAGTCCACACACTCATAATATTGATCATTTTCTAATCTGCGAACTGGACTCTCAAAGCGAACAAGCCGAAGTTCTGTTTTGATTTGAATATAACCTTTGTAGATAAAAAGAAACCGGAGAGGTTTAGGGAGCAGTTCCATTGCTATAAGGAGCAAGGTTTACATTTATATTATAACATAAAACATAAAAGACTAGTCGTTGGATCTAGTCTTTTATGCTATTTCAATATATGAACACTATGTATTTCCAAAATATATTATATCTCCCTAATAATATATCTTGAGCCTCTAGCACACTATGACGAAGCTAAAGGCTATATATATTATAGCATATTA